GGGGTACTGGATAGATTGAGAGAGCTTGGGTTGCCAGCCAGGGGTGTGAATGTGGGAGAGGCTCCGAGTATGAGTGAGAAGTATGCGAACCTGAGAGCAGAGCTCTGGTTTGAGCTTGCAGACTGGTTCAAGGGAGAAGTGTCCATTCCAGACAACGAGGAGCTCGTCAGGGACCTGGTCGCGACCCGCTACAACTATCGCAGTAACGGCACACTAGCAATTGAGTCGAAGGCGGAAACCAAAAAACGATTAGGTCACAGTCCAGACTACGCTGATGCACTGATGATCTCGATGGCCAGCCGAGCGATTGACGCTCGGGGCCAGTATCGTAGGCACAAGGTACGTACCAAGAAAAGGATAATTGCCAATGTCTGCTAGCTACACAACTTACTTTCTCGTCACCTGGACCTGGACCTGTATGCAGGCAGTAATCCCCTCGATGCTGCAACACGCACCGGAGCCGATCGCTAGCCAGTATGCGCTTCAGCAGTGCAGTTGTGTGATTGACAAGTTCCGAGACGTTGTCAGTGAGAAGCAACTCCAGATGCTCACCGTGGGGCAACGTAAGGAGATGGGGGACTCATTCGCTCGACAGTGTATTGGCCTGGAGAAGGACATATGAGTATCACGTACCGAGGAGAGACCTTCTCTGGGGTGAACAAGCCAAAGAGGACACCGAATCACCCAAAAAAGTCTCACGCTGTGCTAGCGAAGGAAGGCAACAAGGTGAAGCTGGTCCGATTCGGTGAGCAGGGGGTCAGTGGCTCCCCAAAGAAGGAGGGGGAGAGTGAGAGCTACCGCAAGCGTCGAGAATCATTCAAGGCAAGACACGCAAAGAACATCGCCCGAGGCAAGATGAGCGCAGCGTATTGGGCAAATCGCACAAAATGGTGATTTATGGCAAAGCCAAATCTCTTTGACAACATCCGAAAAAAACGAGCTCGTATTGCTGCAGGCAGTGGGGAGCGGATGAAGAAACCAGGTGAGAAGGGCAGGCCTTCCAACAGGACCTTCAAGATTGCAGCGGCAGGAGCCAAGAAGAAGTGATGGAGTTTCCAAACAGAGCACCGGGCTCTGTTTATTTTACAAATCTCAAACGAGAGAGAGCGATGTACGGCAAGAAACACGGTGGCGCAATGGGGGCATACAAGAGCAAGGTAATGGGAGCATACGGTAAGAAGAAGAAAAAATAATATGGCAAAAGAGGCAGTCCACTATTATAGAGATGGGACAAGGTACACTGGCAAAACCCACAAGATGCCAGACGGCTCGCTGCATAGCGGAGCCGTACACGGCAGAAACAGCGAGAGGGTTTTCCACTTCAAGGATTTGAGCGCAGCCTCCAAGCTGCGAGCAAAAAAAAGGTCTGATGTCTGATGAATTGAAACCGATGTCAATTGAGGAGCTCGAGTCCTGGATCTCGGCAACTCTGACGGATGCAATTGACTTTAATGACCACACCATCAGTCCGCACCGGGCTGAGGCGATGCGGTACTGGTTAGGACATCCGTTCAACGAGTCGGGTCATTCTCCTCCAGAGGAAGATGGCAGATCTCAGATTGTTGATCGGTCTCTCCACGATTCGGTCAACCAGGTCTTACCGGCCTTGATGCGGATCTTCTTTGGATCAGAGAAGGCAATTTCCTTCACACCTCGCAAACTCCAGGACGTGCCTTTCGCAGAGCAGGCAACCGACTACGTCAACTATTTGTTCCGGGACAAGAACAACGGCTACCTGGTGATGAGTGACGTGCTCCAGGATGCACTGATCAAGGGTCTCGGAGTAGCCCAGGTCTATCACGATGAGCGATCGAGCACCCAGACGAGAGAGCTCTCTTCTGTGGGTCCAGATGCTCTAGCGTACATTCAGCAGCAAGGTCAGTGGCAGATTGTCAATTCCGAGCAGAATGAGGATGGGACTTTTGACCTGGATCTTGCCAAGACCGAGATGACAAGCGAGATCGTGATCGAGAGTGTCCCTCCGGAGGAGTTCCTGATTGATCGGTACGCAACAGACGAGAATGACTGCAAGCTGGTGGCAAGACGACAGCACTTGAGGGTCTCAGACCTCGTCGAGATGGGCTATCCGCTGGAGAGTTTCAAGGACTACGTTGGCCCAGACCAGGAGTACAAATCAAATGAGGAGTGGCTCCTCCGTAACCCGAGCCACCGCTTTGTCCAAGAAGACGACTCTGACTTTTCGAACCGGGAGATCATCTACACTGAGAGCTATGTTCGCGTAGATGTCGATGGTGATGGTAAGCGTGAGCTCCGCAAAATCTGCACAGCCGGTACGAGTCACAACATCATCAACAACGAACCGGTTGATGAGCATCCGTTTATCCTGTTTAGGATGCAGCCTCTCCCGCATTCCTGGGAAGGGACCAGTTTGTATGATGAGGTTGGAGATCTGCAACGGATCCGCTCGGCCCTGCTGAGATCTCAGCTTGATGCCTTGGCGCTGGCTGTAAATCCGCGCCTCGGCTACTTGGAAGCGGCAGTGGACGTGGACGATCTGCAGGATACCTCGATTGGAGCTCTGATTCCGATGCGCCAACTGGGAGCAATTCAGCAGATCGAGGTCCCGAATGTTGGGAGCCAGGTCTTCCCGATGCTCGAGTACCTGGACAAGATTGCAGAGTCTCGCACTGGCATCAGCCGCGCCTCACAGGGTTTGGAAGCAGAACATCTCCAGAGCACAACAAGAGCAGCGGTAGAGATGCAACGAGGTGCAGCCGAGGCGAGGTTGGAGTTGATTGCTCGGAACCTGGCAGAAACCGGTATGCGTCCGATGTATGAGAAGATTCTGAGGCTAGCCACCTACCACGGTAGTGCAGAGGACATCTACCTGATCCGAGGGCAGTATGTCCCGGTAGATCCTACTCAGTGGCCCAAGATGTCGGCTCGAGTGTCCCTTCCCTTGGGAGGCTTGGACACCCAGTCCAAGATTGCCACCTACCAGATGATTCTAGCTGAACAGGAGAAGGTGATCCAACTGCTTGGGGTCCAGGACAACCCACTGACGAGTCTCCAGCAGTGGCGGGAGACGATGCTCAGGATGCTGGAGCTCCAGGGGATCCACGATGGAGCTCGTCTCTGGAACGACCCAACCGAAGCGATGCAGGCGATGGCACAGCAACCTCCGGAGGAGCCAGAGAAAACGCCAGAGCAGATGTTGGCAGAGGCAGAGGTCCAGAAGAAACAAATGGACGTGATCCAGCGCCAGGTCGAGATGAAGCGCAAGGACGACCGGGAGCGTGATCAGCAGGAGATTGATTTGTTCCTCAAGATCCGCGAGCTCGAGCTCAAGCACGGAGTGCCAATTGATCCAACGCCCATTTACCAGATGCTTTCCCGCAATCGGGAACTTTCCAAGATCACTGAGGCTGCAGAGGCCCAGCAGTATGAGCAGAGGCTACAACCACAGCCAGGGATGAACTGATGTTTGCTCTGCCGTTGATCAGTGCAGGATTACTCGGCTCTGAGATGGGAACGGCTAATACTAATACTTCTTTATTGGACTAATGAACAACGAACAGAAAACAATCGAATTAGGACTACAAGCCCGAGAGTTATTAGCCTCTGAAGCGGTGCGGGAAGCATTCGCCCGAATGGAAGAGGAACAGTTACGAATCATTCGCTGGAGTGCTCCGGAGAACACCCAGGAGCGAGAAGCAGCGTATCTACTTTTGAGGTCACACCGTCTGCTCCAGGAGCAGTTTGATGTGATGATAAACCGAGGCAAGCGAGCGGAGGCCAACCTCCCGCAAGCGGAACCTACAACCAAAACAACCCGCAGGAAACGGTAGTAAATGGAAGATGTAGTATTAGAGCAGGAACAAGCCGCTGAGGCATTCAGTGCTCTGATCGGAGATGTTCCTCCGGAAGATACAGAAGAAACAGTCAACGAACCGGCTGCTGGGGAAACCGAAGAGGAAGAGTTAGAAGAGGACGAGGCGGACCAGCCCGAGGACTCTGACGAAGTTGAGGAAGATGAGGAAGATGGGGACGAGCTCTTCACAGTCAGGGTAGGTGATGATGAGATCCAGGTCACGCTGGACGAGCTCATCAACGGCTACTCAAGACAGAGCGACTACACCCGGAAGACTCAGGCGATTGCCGAGCAACGCAGAGCGGTCGAGGAACTTGAGCAGCAATATGCTCAACAAATCCAGGCAGTTCAGCAGATTGCTCAGAGGCTGCAACAGCAGCCAGAGATCCCAGAACCCAATATTGATTGGCAGCGTCTTTATGACGAGGACCCGATCGCGTGGGTAAGGGAGAGAGAGTTAGCAAGAGATCGACAAGCGCAGCGAGACATCAGAGCTCGAGAACTGCAAGCGGTCGCAGCGGAACAGGAGAGGATGCAGCAACACCAGTTCGCTCAAGCCCTGGAGGGACAGCGTCAACTGTTGACAGAGCTCATCCCAGAGTGGAAGGATCCAGACACGGCAAAGGCCGAAAAGGCTGCGATCAGAGAGTTTGCAGTCAAGGAACTCGGGTTTTCTGACGAGGATATTCGGCAAGCCTATGATGCCCGAATCGTCAGTGCTCTGAGAAAATCCTGGCAGTTTGCCCAGGGGTCCAAACAGGTAGAGAAACAAACGAAGGCATCGACATCGAAGCCAGCAGCAAAACGAGGACGATCCTACAAGCCCGAGGGTCGAGGACCCAGCAACGCACACAAGCGTTTTGCCAAGTCGGGATCGATGGATGACGCTGCCCAGCTATTCGATGAGATGTTTGGCTAAAAATTTTACCCTGGAAGGGTAATCGTAATAATTAGGATTATTATTATGGCAGTTATCAGTAATGCAGTAACCACCTACGCGACCAAGGCCGCAACCGGTGGATCAGAACACCCCGAAGACGTTTCTTCGATCCTCTATAATTTAGACCCCAGCGATGTGCCCATCGTGTCTGCAGCAGGCAAAAGCAGACCGATACATAATACGCTATTCGAGTGGGTGCAGGAGACTCTAAGCGATCGTGACGATACAGCGGTCCTCGAAGGCGATGAGACGACTCGTGCAGCGAGTTCTCTAACCAGCCGCTCAAACAACGTAGCGATGATCCTTTCCAGGAACGCTACGACGACAGGGACCCAAGAGGCCCTTCGCAATTTTACCAAGAGCAGTCAAATGGGTCATCAGATGGCCCGGAAGAGCAAGGAGCTCAAGCGAGATGTTGAGTTCGCAATTACCAGAAACAAGGCCAAAAACGTTGGTGCTGCTGGTACGGCTCGTCAGACCGCTACGCTGATCACCTGGTTCTCTGACACTGCAAAGTTCAACTCAAATGCAGATGCAGGATCCACGGCAGCGACCGGTGACGGTAGTAACACCTGGACTCGTTCTGCGACTACCAGAGCGGTCTCCGAGGCTCAGATCAACGGGGTGATGGAATCCATTTATGATAATGGTGGGGATCCTACGATGATGTTTGTGTCTCCAGGTCATAAAGTGGATATCTCCGCTTTTACTGGTCGATCAAACACTCGTGAGATGATCAACAAGGGGACCGTTGGAAGTCCGATCTCGGTCTACGCTTCTGACTTTGGCGACATAAAGGTCGTTCCTTGTCGGACGTTGGGCAAAGGTGCAGCGGCAGATGCAAATAAGGACATCTACATTTTAGATCCCAGCCACTACCGCTTGGCGATGCTTCGCAACTATTCCACTTTCGAACTTTCGAAAATTGGAGATGCGTCTACTCGCCAGATAATCGTGGAGTTTGGACTTCAGGTAGACAACAGCCAGGCCCACGGTCTGATCACTGACTTAACCACATAACCTATCTGCCCGAGGGTTAAACCTCGGGCATTTACATTATGATACATAGAACGATACTAGACCACACTGGGAATGTACTGAAGGAGGTCGTTAGCGAGACGGCTGACGAGTCGAAGATACACTACGTCATTCGAGAGGACCTCGAGCCTCTGATCAAGCAGGCCAAGTTCGATCGAGAGAACGTCAATATGAAAAGCTCGATGCGACCGGTGGCTCACATCCCCGCAGCAGTAGCCGATCAGATGTTTCGAGATGGTTCTCTCAACGATCCGAAGGCACTCAAGAAGTGGCTGAACGATCCAAGCAATAAATGTTTCCGAGTCTGGGAAGGTAGAGTATGAACACCTACAGCGAGCTCCTGACCAATATTGGGACCTGGCTCAATCGTAGCGATCTGACGACATACGCTCCCACCTTTGTGCAGTTGGCCGAAGCCCGGCTCAACCGGGTGCTGAGGACCTCCTCGCAGTACACCAGGAGCCAGCTTACGAGCTCAGATAACTACATCACGCTCCCGAGTGACTTTCTCGAGTTCAAGTCTTTGAGGCTCATCTCCCCAAAGGAGCGAGACCTGATTGAGATTGCTGCACACCAGATGGACGAGGTCAACGATACGAACTTCATTGCCAGCCTGGAAGACAAGCAAGCTCGTTACTACGTCTACCACGGTGACAACCTCCGGATCCTCCCGGCTCCCTCAGAGAGCCAGACGTATGAGATGAACTACTACGCAAAGGTTCCAGCCCTATCGGCCAGCAACACGAGCAATTGGTTACTCACCCAGGCTCCCGATGCTTATCTTTATCATTCCTTGGTAGCAGCGACTCCTTTTCTTGGAGAGGACGAGCGGCTTCCAGTCTGGGGCCAATTGGCCAACCAGGCTACTGGAGAGATCCAGGCTGCAGACGACAGAAGGCGAGTAAAGGGATCCAGACACCGGCTCGGGTTTCGGCCGGTTGGTAGTACGCTAACCTCTCGGCTCAAGGCCTGATGGCCCAGTTCACCAGGTACGGGACCAAACGCTATGGGATTGGTCCTTACGTCCGAGAAGTGATTTTTGAGCAGATCCCGAATGTGGTTGGGAATTGGACAAAGCAGGTTGACACAACTCAGGAGATCTGGGCCAAAAA